TGGAACTTCTCTGGCCGCTTCCCTCATGGATGATGACGCGCTTAAACAGAAAGCGTCCCTGGCATTTTCGGCCCCTGTCATGGATAAAAGAACGCCCCTTGATTTTACATCCGGGGAAAACCAGCGGCGGGAAGGATCGGGATCGCAGACGGTTCATATTCAAAACCTTTATTTACAGGCCGAGGACTGTGAATCACTGCTGGACTTTGTACGGATGCTGATGCATACCGTCCACCGTCCGGAGGAGGCGCCGGTATGATCCTTGCGCTGGACTCCGATGAGGGCATCATCAAGATCGGTTCCCCGCCTGAAGAATTACCGGGGATAGTTGAAAGCATCGAAGTGAGTGACGCGCTTCTGATCGAGGATGCCGACACGCAGGGCCGCTCCGGGAAGGTAAAGATCGTGCAGGGGTGGGACGATGCGGACCTCCTCATCACTCTGTCGCTTCTTGACAATCCGGGAGCGGGGAAAACCCGGTGGGACTATCTGAAACAAATCGCGGGGGTTTTCAAAAAGGTTGCCGATTCCGGGAAGCCGGAGGTGTACCTGTTAACCCACCCCATGATCAACGCATGGGGAGTGAAACAGCTTTTGTTTTCCAATCTGCGATCCTCTGAAATGAGAACCCGCCGCAAAGTATCTCTGACCCTTGAGTTTGTTGAATACGATCCCACCGCCGGGATCGTACAGGACCGGCAAGCCCCCGCAGGGGAAGCGAAAACAGCCGATGAGCCGGTTTCTCAAACCCCTATTGTATCAGACCAACAACGGCGGGGCCTGGGTTCTTTGGAGGAGCGTTATGCCAAAATCTAGCCGCCTTGAACATCCGGTGTTGGAGGTTTCCATTGGCGGTACCGTTGTGGAAAAGCGTCCGACCGCTTTCAACCTGATCACCGCCGGGGCGTATCCCCAGCTGATGGCGCGTCTGAGCTATCCGCAGGATGCGGCAATCGGGAAAAGCGGCGATCCGGTAAAGGTACAGCTTTTAATCTCCGGGGAGCCGCATTTACTTTTTACCGGGGAAATATACGGGGCGGCCATACATGGGGCCTTCCGGGATCTGTCCCTTACCGACGGGTTTAAAAAGCTGTGCGATACCCCGGTGGTATGCGCGTACCGAAAAGAGACCGCGAAAGTAATTCTGCAGGATACGCTGGATCAGGCGGGGATCACCGATACCGCCATTACCTGCCCATCGGTGGAGGTTGCCCGGTTTTCCACGGAAACGATACCGGCGGATCAGACTATAACCCTGCTCATAAAGGCCCTTGAGGAACACGGCCACAAGGGACTGCGCTTCTTTTTTGACGCTGAGGATACCTTCCGGTTCGGGACCATCGAAGACACCGGAAAAAACGAAGGTACTGATTTTGAATTTGAGACCGGGGGGAACATCCTGAAAAAAGGGGACGGCTGGATAGAAGTCCTGCCTCTGCCGATCCGCCATTCGCAGGAAGTCACCGTTGACGGGAAAAAGCTCATTCCCTTCAGGACAGATTTATTACTCTCCGGCCGCCGTTCCCGGCTGGCCCTGTGGTTTCGGGGAGGCGTTATGAAGTCCGGAGAAGAATTTCTGAAGAACCTCCTGAATATGCTCATGCCGAACCGCGCCGCCCCGGTTCTTGGGCGGGTCATGAAATCATACGAGGGTCCGGGGAAAAACAAATATTCGGTGGATGTGCGGGTGCTGAAGGCGGGAACCCTGGAAGAGACGGATCAGGAAATTGCCGAGATACCCATAAACCCAATATGGGCCGGACAAAAAGGGAAAGGGCTTTACGCGATCCCTCCGGAGGGCGGCGTGGTAGTGGTGGAATTCATAGGTTGGAATCCTGCCTATCCGTATATTTCCGGGATCTGGTCGGATGAGTACGATGCCGGGGAGTTCAAGAAGGGACAGCTGATGATCACCGACGGGGAGGGGATCAAGCTCGGGGTTGATGTGGACGCGCTGATCATGTTTGAGACCAAAAACCAGAGCATGAAGAAAGTTCTGGATAAGATCGTCGATGTGACAGCGGAAATTCAGACCAAGGGAGGGCCGCCCCAGCATTGGGGTTCTCCTGATTGGATTCAGAAACTTCTGGCGATCAAGCAGGATATCGCCCAGCTGGTAAAGTGAGGACTGTATGGCAATGAACGCAAATACGCTTAAGACCAATATAAAGTCGGACTTACTGTTGATTTTTAATACCTGTAACGCCGGTTCGGGAATGTCCGCGGCGGACTATGCGGATATGGTTGCCGAGGCCATAGCCTCCAGTGTGGTGGAGCATATAACCAGCAACGCGCAGGTCACCGGGACGGCTGGTCCATACCCGGTGGTCGGGACGGTGTCATGATGGATTACGGCAAGGATTTTCTTTTGGTAGACGATGATCTTGTTTTTACCGGAGACGGTGATACAGCGGTTGTTTCCGGCGCGGCCTGTGTCGCGCAGGATATTGATCAGACCTTGAAGATCGCTTTCGGCGTTTTGCCGTGGGATAAAGAAGCGGGAAGCACAATGCCGCTCATGCTGAATGATACGGCAATCGATCCCGAATCTGTTATTGCGGAACTTGAGCGGGCAGCCCTGGCCGATCCAAGGGTGGACCCGATGTCAATTTCAGCGAGACGAAAGGACGGGAAAAAATACCGCCTTGAGTTTAAGCCTGTTGGAGCCATTAAGCCGGAGGTTCTTGAATATGACCTCTCGAAGGGGGAATAGCCATGTCTGACAGCTGGATAGATAAAGACGAAAAGACGATCCGCAATGATATTGTTTCCATCGCCAAAGAGGAAACCGGGCTGACCAATTTAAAGAGCGTTGGGCCGTTGCGCGGATTCCTTGAGGTGATCGCGCGGGTTGTTTTTTTCATTTACCGCACGGCGATAAACCCGATTTATACCAACGCTTCCCTTGACGGCGCGACCGGGTTCTTCCTGTCCATGTGGGGGCTTCTGTTGGGGGTGGTAAGAAAGCAGGAAAGTAAAACCACCGGGGAATTTACCGGCGCCGCCTATGGCGATGGTTCCATAGCCGCCGGAACATGGGCCGTGGTTGAGGGCACGGAAATACGATTCAAGGTACAGGAGAAAGTAAGTTTTCAATCCGGCTCGGTTTTTCTCATTCCCGTTATCGCGGAATATCCGGGGATCTCGTATAACATCGGCCCCGAGACACCAATCCGGCTGACACGGGTAATTTCCGGTCTTGACGGTGTTTCTGTCGGGGACGATTGGATCGCTTCCCCGGGGCAGGAAACGGAAGAAGACGATCCGTACCGGGAACGCATCAAGAGCCGGTGGAGAGGCCAAATCCTCGGCGATCCCAAAGAGGTCTACCGCTATTATGCCGGAGAGGTTCCCGGCGTGAGGTCGGTAGAGATTATCCGCACCCCGCGCGGCCCGGGAAGTACCGATGTAATTGTCGCGGCGGTTAACGGCATCCCCAGCGCGGAATTACTGCAGGCGGTAAACCAGAATCTTTACGATCATGAACTTTTGGGATTTGACGTTCAGATCAAAGCCCCGCAGATTCAGACCATAGCGGTTAACATCGAATACTCCGGGGATGCCTCTGAAGGCGAGGTACTGCTGATCGCGGAAAATTATGTGTATACCCTCGGCATCGGCGGCCGCTTTGCGGTAGCGAAATTATACGAGCTTTACCAGGGCCTGAAGCTGGAAAGTATAGAAGTCCTCTCCCCGGACAGGGATGTCCAGGCGGGAGCGACCGGCATTATTGACGCCGCTATTACGGTGGCCAGGGCGGCGGCATGAAAAACTGGATCAGGGAAAACGTAAACCCGCCCGGTATAGACAAAAAGAATCGCGGTTCTCTTTTTTCCGCCATCGGGCGGGTTTTTGGCATCGTCAGAAACGACGCGCAAAAAGCCTTCAACGCGCATTTTCCCTATCTTTGCGATCCGCAAAAGCTCAAAGAACACGGGAAGTCCCTGCGGATACCCTGCTTGCCCTTTGACACCGAAGATGAATACCGCGCCAGAGTAGCGGCGGCATCTTTTTACCTCATGAGGGCCGGGGAACGCTCTTATTGTATCGAACAGCTGAATGAGCATTTCGGGGATCGGTACATACTCAGCGATGAGTTTCTGCGGGTGTATGTAAAAATCCTTGATTTGGAAGATGAAGACCGGGCCTGGGTATTCGGCTTTCTTGACGAGATGCTGAACCCAAACATAGAGCTTACCGTTGCCGAGTGGTTCCATTTTATAGACGAAATGACACAGACAGACAGTATGGGAATGCTGTTGGATCGTGTAGATGTGGATATTCATACGAGCGGTTTCTATTATGACGGCCGGTTTTTATGCGATCAGGGAAAAGAAACTTTATGCGATGGGCAGTTAACGTGTGACGGTTCATGGAACTGCGACCGGTTTATTCCGGTCCGGGGAACGGTCTTCGACACCGTACTGATTTCTATTTTCCCCAACGGCGTTTATAAATGCAACGGCTCTTTTGATTGTTCGGGATACGCAAAGGTTTATTTCCCAATGGATGTCCAGGGTCCTGTTACCCCAATAGACACTTATGCGGATAAACTGAGCGGAAACATAACCATTGAACCGTTTGAAGATCGGGCAGTGATAACCCCCCTCTGTGACGGTTCGTTCCTGTGCGATGGCAGCAACCAGGCTTCAATGATAGACGCTATGAAACTCCGTATTATCCGGCCATTGCGCTGTGACGGAACCAAGAGCCCCTCATGCAGTTTGTGTGACGGTTCAATAATTTGCGATGGATCATATACCGGTTTTGACGGCTGGTATTATTCAGGAGATGTAGTACAGGAGGAGATACTGTGAAAATGCGATTTTCAGGGAAAATGCGCCTTGAGGAACAAATGTCAATGCGCGGGGTTTTTAGGATGCGGGTATATCGGAAAGGGATTCTTGTTGAGGAGTACACCGATAATAACCTCATCGTGAACGGAGGGAAGCTAATAGCGTCGCAGTTAATCGCGGGTGAGGGTGCGGGCCGGTATATTTCGAAGATTGCCTTTGGAACAAGCGGCAACATTCCTAACCCCGAAAATACCACGATTACTTCACCGTACATAAAGAATCTGGGCGGACATTCTTTTCCGGCGCCCGGTCAAGTCCAGTTTAACTGGAGCTTGCTTACTACCGAGGCGAACGGAAAGGATATTTTCGAGTTTGGTTTAATCTGTGCGGATGGGACGCTTTATGCACGAAAAGTGCGAAGCAAGACACTTGCCAAGGATTCAGACTTCGCCCTTGAGGGTGAATGGATAATTTTATTTTAAGGTATAGGAGGATGGCTCATGGCGTATTTACAAGAAAATAAAACCTGGGGGCCGGGAGTATTCCGGGTTGAGACAAATACCCCTTGGGTAGGAGGCGAAGGCGGTACCGCAAATCAGCAAGCCCAGGAATTAGCGAACCGCATCGCGTGGCTCAAAGAGAAGGCCGATGAGTTGGTTGCGGCACGGGGAGGCAAAGCTAATCTGGACGATCGTCTGAATCAGTATGACGCTTTTATCCCTGATAACATCGCCGCGCTGTATATGTCCACCGCGATGGGGATCGACCTTGCGGGGCTGGCCAATCGGGAAGCGCAGAAAACGATCCAACAGCGCCTGCAGTCCGGTGTCGCGCTCGTCACCAACCGGGGAGTTATTTCCGGCTGTACGGTCTCCAAGAGCACCGGCGCGGTACGGAACCTGTCACTGGCGGCGGGAGCGTTTTTTATGAACGGGCTGGAAATATCCTGCCCCGCCGTAACCAACGGCGCGCTGGTTCCCGCGAATCCCGATACGGCGGCGCAGGTTTGCTACGCCTACATTTTTCTCAATTCAAGCGGCAAGGCGCAGTTCGCCACGACACCCTTCGGGCAGGCTGTTCCGGACGGAGGCTTGGCGTTGTACCGGATAACGGTGCCCGCGGGAAATACCGGAGAAACCGATCCCACCCTCGCCTCGGTGACCCTGACCGATGTGCGGCGGGTTGAGGCGGGATATCCGATTCAGGTGAACAGCCTTCCGTATGCATCGGTCGCGTTGCCCTACACGATGATCGACAGCGAATATGCGGTTGTTCTGGATATCCTGAGTTACAAGGGGGGTGGAAATCAGCGGCCCACGATTTATCCCGGCGACAAGGCCAGTAATGGTTTCAAGGTGTACGCAGAGGGTTCTCTGGACGCGGTAAGCATCCGGTGGACTGCTATTAAGTTAAGTCTGTAGGAGGATTGAATGATCATAGAGAAGATTGATCCGGCCCGTGAAGCGTTCAGCGACTACTCCCTTGAGGGAGCGGTTTTGACCGTCGCGGGCATCCCCGTGAACCTGGAAGAAGAGCAAGGCGATCAAGAGGTGATTATCACCTTCGCTGCCTGCAACGGAATGGTTCACCGCGGGATGATGCCCTGCTGTGAGTACGTCGCGGATGTGTTAATCCCCCCGCGGAAGTACGAAACCGTGGAGGTAGAGGGGCCTGCTTCCGGAACCAGTACCGGCGCCGCGGGCAGCGGCAGCGGCTCAGGGTCCGGCGGCAAGGGTGGTAAAGCGGATGAGGAACCGGAAACGCACACGGAAAGCGTTCCGATCCCTCTGGACCTGGATTCCGTAACGTTAAAGCTCTGGCCCATAGTGGATAAGAGCGTAACCAATCATCAGCAAGGAGAAATCAATGCCGCTGAATAAGGACACGCTGTTAAGCAGCGTATTGGCAGCTTCCGGCGGGAAGCAGGTAATCAAGTATAACGCAAACGGCGATCCGTCTGTTATGGTGAGGATTCCCCGGTTCAATTTGGAGGATATTGACCCCTCCCTGGGAACCGGACCCCACCCGGCGTTTATGGTAAACGGCGTAGTGAAATCGGAGATCTACATCGGCGCTTTCCAAGCCATATTGGAGAAGGGCTGCGCGATTTCCGTACCCGGCCAGTCTCCCAAGGTAAGCCTGGATTTTGATGCGTCCAAGGCCGCTTGTGTCGCAAACGGTCCCGGCTGGCATCTGATGACCTCCTGGGAGTGGGCGGCAATTGCTCTGTGGTGTCTCAAAAATGGGGTGCAGCCCCGGGGGAACACCGCGTCCGGGAAATCCCATGAAGCAACCTACGAAACCGGAACCCCGGCCCCGGACAATGCTGCGAAGACCCTGGCCGGAAGCGGCCCGGCTTCCTGGCGGCATGATGGAACCCTGGCCGGTATCTCCGATCTGGTTGGCAATGTATGGGAATGGAATGACGGCCTCTTGCTTCGGGACGGCCGCCTGTATTTCCCCACGGATAATTACTTTGACCAGCCGGACAGCCAATGGCCGGCCAGCTCGATCTACCTGGATGCCTCTGTAGGCCCCGGGGATCGATCCGGCGTTGCCGCCAGCGGAGCAGTCATTATCAATGACCGCATAACCAAGTACAGTGAAACCCCTACGCCGGCCGGCGGAAGTGATATTGGTGACTTCGACTATGCTTACAACGCTTCCTGGGCAGCATCGGCGGTTGCGTCAACCTTCGACGGGCTTGCCGCGGCGGTACGGCAGCAGGCCGGGCAGCTTTTGATTGCTCCGAAGCTCACATCTGCAGGAGCGGCGCTGTTCTCCGCAGCCAAGGGTAGCATCTGGGCCCGTAACTACGGTGAGCGGCGGCCGCTCCGGGGCGGCAACTGGAGCCTCGGTGCTGGTGCGGGTTTGGCGTCCTTGGCTTTGGATTTTCTCCGGTCGCATGTGTACGGCAGCATCGGCCTGCGGCCTGCTTTTATTTTGTAACCCTGAATCCTGATCTCCTGGAGCCCTGATCGTGAGCGATAACAGCATGAAGGTCGTACAGAAGTACGTGGACATGGCAAAGTATGTGTATATTATCCTGCGGAATTATCCGCGGAGCGAAAAATACACTTTAGCCGCGGACACCCGCCGCGTCCTTTGGGAAGTTGGGACAATGCTTGAAAGGGCAAGCGTAGTACCGGCGAAGCCGGAAAAATTGCGCTTGCTCCAGCAAGCGGACATACGGCTCTCCGAACTAAAATTTTTGGTTCGGATGGGTATGGAACTGGAATTTGTGCCGTTTGAAAAGTATAAAAACTTTTCCGGTATGGTTACAGAAGTAGGCCGAATGTTAGGCGGGTGGCTTAAATTCGTCCGGCAATAACAACGGGTAAGTGATACGGTGCAAAAACTGTATCTGTTTATAGGGGTATGGCTGATTAGTGATGCGTTTCGCCATCCGGGGCGGCAACTGGAACAACGGCGCGAACGCGGGGTTGGCGTACCTGAATTTGAATAACGCCCGGTCGAACGTGAACAACAACATCGGCTGTCGGCCCGCTCTCCCCCTAAGTCAGAGACGGCATTCTCACGGGAAGCCGTGTGTACCGAGGGGAAAAGGAGTTGTACCCCTTCTTTGTCTGGCATAAGAAGTAGTGTCCGGCAGGGAAAATATCTATAGGAACGGGCGACGAGTAGGCGGCATTGCACGGAAGCCATGTCTTTTTGCCGGAAGCCGCCCGCTCCGTTTTGAAGGATGGGAACAAGGAATGCCAAAGAGCTTCTCGCACCTATGGGAACGGATTATTGATTTTGAAAACCTTTATCGCGCTTTTCGCGAGGCTTCCACCGGCAAGCGTTACCGCTGGGAATCGCTAAAATTCAAAAACAATCTCGAAAAAAACTTGATAGTCCTGCAAAATCAATTGGAATGGGATAGGTACAAGCCGGAACCATACCGCCAATTCATAATCAAAGAGCCGAAACGAAGGCTTATATCCGCGCCGACATTCAGGGACCGCGTCGTACATCACGCGCTTTGCCAAATCATTGAGCCTATCTTTGAAAATAGAATGGTTTATGAAACCTTTGCTTGCCGATGCAAGAAAGGCACACACGCCGCAGTACAACATATCCAAAAATGCGCGAGAAGGGCGCAAAGAAAGTGGGGTGGTTACTATGTTTTGAAGTGCGATATAAAAAGTTTCTTTCCGAGTGTTGACCATGATGTTTTGAGGGAGATCATAAGCAGGCATATCAGCGACAAGAAAACGATGAATCTTATCGGGGTGATTATCCGTTCCTACGAATCGCCGTATCAGGACGGCAAGGGTATACCAATCGGCGCGTTGACTTCCCAGCTTGGCGCGAATATTGTTTTAATGCCATTTGACCATTGGATCAAGGAAGAAAACCACGCCGAGTTTTACGTCCGATATATGGATGATTTTATCATTCTGCATAATGACAAACCGTATCTTTGGAAATTATTATCTACGATTGAAAGTTACCTCCATGACAATTTGAAATTAAATCTGAATCCTAAGACAGGCATATTTCCGGCTAAACAGGGTATTGATTTTTGCGGTTACAGGATATGGCCCAGCCACATCAAGCCGCGCAAATCTACAATCAAGCGGGCAAAAAAGAGGTTGCGGAAGATGGCGCGGATGTATAAAACAGACCCCGGTATTCTTAAACATGCAAAGGCAAGCATTATGAGCTTTCTTGGATATATCCGGCATTGCGCGGGGTGGCGCAGTACAAAAT